CAGAAAGTTCTCAGAGAAAAAGGCCTGGAAGATCGGAGCGAACCTGGTCTTTCTCGGGGGATACGGCACCGGAAAGACGCACCTGGCCGCCGCGATAGTGAGCGAAGCGATATCCAGGGGGAGCACGGCCGCCTTTGTGACCTCGACGAGCCTCACAGGGAGCATCCAGGAGATCTCTGCAAGGTTCGAGGACCTGAAGACGATCGAGCTGGTGGCGATAGACGATGTAGCCGTGGAACAGGAGAACAAGATCGTCATGCAGAAGATGTTCGAGCTTATTAACTATCGCTACGAAGCCGAGCTGGGAACTGTCATGACATCCAACCTGAACCCGAAAGAATTCAAAGACCTGATGGGCGAAAGGATCTGGGACCGCCTGGCCGAGAGAGTCTTCATAGTCTACATACAGGACGCCGAGAGCTTCAGGAAGCAGAAAAGGGACGAGTACGTCGATTGGCTTCGAGAGGAGTGATCGCATGATTCTAGTGTGGATCTACATCACTGGAGTTGTCATGACGGGCCTGCTGATAATGATCGTCGAGGAGCAAGAGAAGATCTACATACCTCCGAAAGAGAAGGTCCTGACATATGCTCTCGGTTCGCTCCTTTGGCCGTATGTAATTGTCCGGTGCCTGATCATGTTGATTAGAGGAAGAAGGCTCAAATAGATGAAGAGAATCGACAAATTCCTTGAAAGACAGCGAGAGAAGATCCAATCGTCGGAACGGTTGGAGAAGAAAATCCAGAAAGAACTGGAAAAGAAAGCCCGGAAAGCGGATGAACTTTTCGGACTTGAAGAGGAGCGTGAAGGAAATGCCGTTGACCGACGTGGAGCTAGATGATATCGAATGCAGGGCAAGGATACAGAAAAAGAACTTGAACGGGATCGTGGAGACTTATTTCGGGGAGTGGATCCCGGAGCTGATTGCCGAAGTGAAGAGGCTTAAGAAAGAAAACCATGAACTTCGCCAAACACTGGAAGGCAACGGAATGATGATCCTGAAGGAGGCATCTTATGGGCGTGACCGACAATAAAAAGTTCAAGAAAGAAGAAGGCGGATCTTTCAAACATGAAAAACAAAGGAAGTATGTCCCGGCTATCGTGCTTGATTCCGAAGAAAACAAGAGGAGGTTCTCCAAGAAGCTTCTGAAGACCGTGGAGGTGGATTACTAGTGTCAGCATTCCGCTTTGAACTCGAGAGGATCGACAGGCCAGGAAAATACTTCTCTATCGTTATCGAAGGCGAAAAGATCTGGAAAGCCGCTGAAGAGGCCAGGAAACAAGCTAGAAAGACGGCGCGTGGAAGCAAATGGAGAATCAAGGGCTGGAAGAGGGAGGTCCCGGATGGTCAGAAGGCGATGCCCTGAATGCGGCCGAATTTACTACAGTTCGGCTTCACACGCGGAATGGACATGCGAATGCGGAAACATACTGACAAAGCAACTGAACGAGGAGGCATTTCAATATGATTTACATAGTGACGGTAGGAAAGACAGCTTACAGCAAGACGGAGAGAAAGGATGTCGAGGTTGATGCCCTCAATGTCACCGACGCGATGCTTATCGCGAGAAAACAGAACCCGGATCTATACGTGTTCGAAATCAAGAAGAAGGGGGAGGAGGAGGAGACATGATCTTCCTGGGCGCACTAGCCCTCGGGGTCCTTGTCTTGGTCGTCTATTCGGTGTTAGTGCTATCCGGGAGGTTGAGCGATGAAGAAGAACGTCGCAACGGAAAGGGCTAAAGCTCTTTCGATAGCCTTTCCCACATATTCGATCCTACTACGGCACAAGAAAAGACTTGAATCCGAACTCGGGAAACTCGGAAAGATGAGATCGTCTGAACCGGTCTCGCAGATCTGGACACATCTGAACGAGATGAAGGAGTTTCTTGAGTTGTACGAGAAGCTGGATGAATTGAACAAAGCCACCATTCTTGGAAATGCGTGAGGGCCTCCGCCAAGGCCCTCGTTACGTTCGGAGGGAAAGGATGCTTCAGGAGAGATGTGAAAGGCTTGTAGCTGGTGCTCATTCAGAAGAGGATCTTGTCATCGTCCTGCGTTCGCTACAGTCCATGTGGGCCAGGGTCCTGGAAAGGCCTGTCATTCTTGGACTTATAGACGGACAGATTATGGTCGAAACTCCATGCATGGCTCCGTCCTTCCAGTCAAAGATTAGCATGAGCGCTGCCCTTAGAACCAAAAGATTGATCGGAATTCAGGAGAAGGAAATATACTATCAGGCGATCGGGATCCTGGACGGCATGTTCAGAAGACTTACCAAACGACAGATGGAGGCTATCTTCTGGAGGCTTATAGATCACAGTAGGAAAGACGGAAAACCTCCGAGTAATAGAGAGATCGCTTCTTTCCTGAACATTGACGAATCGGCGCTTCGAAGACATATGAGAAGAGCCTGGGAGAAATTGGGAGGAGATCCCGTGTATTTATCGAATTACGTCGCATTCAGCCTGGATTCGGATTAAATAGCCAGAGTGGAAAGTGCTATACTGATGGTAAGCTAATCAAATCATAATGCGCTTTGAAACGTCACCCTTTCTGTATTGAGGTACTGGGCCGGAAGACGGCCCTTTTTTGTTGACTAGATCTAATAGTATTCATAGCCGGGCGATTTGGATACGTCCGCAAAAAATGATATAATTTACTATAATCACAGAAATTATCCAATCAAGGCTTCCAGACGGGAGCCCTTTTTTATTTTGCAGGAGGTGGTTCATTAAATTATCAAAGACAAGTGCCATGGAACAAACCGTGTTTAAGAATGGAGGTGAATTGTGAATTGCGAAATCATCCATGGTGACTGTATCGAGTACATGAAAAAACTACCGGATCATTTCTTCGACGCCATTATCACCGATCCTCCCTGGTTGACCACCAAACTTTCTTTCGATAAAAAGCCTATGGACTTCACGGCTATTTTCTCAGAGTTTCACAGGCTTCTGAAAGACAGCGGGTGGTTCTTTTTGTTTGGAACCGTCGAGATGGCTTCAATAGCTTTAAAGAAGGGCTGGAAGAGGAAGTTCGAGTATATCTGGGTGAAGCCCGCTCCCGTAATTGCTCATCCGAGGGTCGTTCGTCCTCTCACACGCCATGAGATAGTCTACGCGTTCGTGAAAGACAAGGTGAAACCTGGGAGCCTTTACTACGATCGGGAGGCTATCTCAACTATAGGGAAACCTTACAGGAAATCTGTGCCTGCTTCCTGGAAGTCCAGCGAATACCAAAACAGCCAACACGTCGGGAGAGGAATGTCGAGAGAGAAAATGAGGTCCGGTATCAATCACGGTACAAGATATCCAACAACTGTCCTTGAGTTCCCGAATAAACCTCAAATGAACAAGAACGAGAGGACACCGCACCCCACCCAAAAGCCCATCGCTCTTATGGAGACGCTGGTAAAAGGATATTGTCCGTCTGGCGGAACGGTACTAGATCCATTTGCCGGCTCGGGTTCAACGGTGGTAGCTTGTGAGAAGCACGGAAGAAAGTGTATCGCTGTCGAGAAAGATCTTTCGTACATCGAGATCATTGAAATGCAACTGGAAAAGTTGAATTCGAATATCATTTGACCTTGACAGGTCACTTATATAGAACATCTCGGTAATGCTTAATTTATCAAATACACAGAGGTCCTTCGGGACCTCTTTTCTTATGCTGTTGCTTTACAGACCTTTACATGCCCTTACAGATAGGAGGTGATGTCATGCCTAAGCCAAGCAAGATCGAACAACATGGCCTCGAGAAGGACGTGCTCGACTGGACCAGCCAGGGCATGTCATCCAGGGATATCTCGGCAAAGATAATGGAGGAAAAGAAAATCTACATATCACACGCCTCCATTGTATCTTTCATCAAGTCTGTAAGGGAAGAGAGAGCCGAGACATCGAGGGCGATAGTCCAGGAGCACATGCAGAAGACTCTTCCGGACGACCTCGAACTTCTGGATGAAATGAACCAGGAACTGTCCGAGTGGTTCAAGGATGAATCGCTCTCGAAAAGGGAGAGACTGAGGATATACGACAGTCTTCTCAGGGGAATAGATATGAAGCTCAAGAACTCCGGCGCCGGCGAGAACAGCACCGAAGACTTTCTGAAGGCTCTGAAAGAACGCTGGGGGATATGAACAAAGAGTTGTTCTTGAAAGACATAGGCTTCGTGCCTCATGAAGGGGGCCAGAAAGAGGCCTTTATGTCGGACGCCAGGTTCAAGATCCTTTGCAACGGAAGGCGCTGGGGGAAGTCTTTGTACGCGGCTGTAGAGGCGATCAACTACCTGTTCAGGGAGAACAAGAGAATTTGGGTAGTGGGTCCGACTTACGACCTCTCGAGGAAGGTCTTCAGAGAGATCTATCGCTATGTGAGACCTAGAAGAAAGATCTGGCACCCGGACGGACACTGCAGCGATTCGAAATCAGAGATGCGGATTCTCACGAATTGGGGGACGGAGATACTCGGGAAATCCGCGGACAATCCAGACTCTCTAATCGGTGAAGGATTGGATCTGCTCATAATCGACGAGGCGGCCAGGATAAAGGAAGTCATCTGGGACGAAAACCTGAGGCCCACGCTTACAGACAGACAGGGCAAGGCGATAATCATCTCGACTCCCAAAGGGCGTAACTGGTTTTACCATCTCTGGACCAGGGGAAAGGACCCGCAATTTCCTCTATACCGGTCATGGCGGCACCCTACATCCGATAACCCTCATATAGCACCCGAGGAGATCGAAGAAGCTAGAATGACGCTCCCTGACAGGGCATTCAGACAGGAATATCTCGCGGAGTTTCTGGAGGATACCGGCGGCGTCTTCAGGAACGTGAGAAGGCTTATTCGTAAAACACTCAGAGAACCTTTGAAGGGCGAAAGTTTCCATATAGGCGTCGACCTCGCCAAGTACATGGACTTCACTGTGATTACCGTCCTGGACAGAAAAGGAGATCTCGTTTACTTCGACAGGTTCAACAAGATCGACTGGAATCTCCAGAAGGAAAGGATAAGGTTTATCAGCAAGAAGTATCCCGGAAAGATTGTTCTTGACAGCACGGGTGTCGGCGATCCGATCTACGATGAGTTGCGGAAAGACGGGCTGAATATCGAGGGCTATAGGTTCACTTCCTCTTCCAAGGAGCAGTTGATCAACAATCTATCCATGGTTATAGAACAAGAGCTTGTGCATCTGGACGACATACCCGAGCTAATAAATGAACTCGAGATCTTCGAGTACCAGATAACGCCTTCGAGAAATCTCAAGATGAGCGCTCCCGAAGGATACCACGACGACTGCGTGATCTCTCTGGCTTTGGCTGCCTGGAGCTATCATGCCGGCAACAGTCTGCCGGCTTTCTATTCGCGTTCAGACAAGTATTGAGGTGATTTCCATGGGAATACTGGATATATTCGCCAGAAAACCGGTGAAACGCCCTTCTGCCGGCCAGATGGGTGTAAGCGAAGAATCGAGTTCTTCGGAGACGGTTCTGGACAGCTCGGTGATAAAAGAGATGAAGAAAGACGAAACAGTGGCGGCCGGGCTCAGATTCATCTCCTCTTCAGTGGCTTCTAAGATTGGGGAGTATTCGAATCCGGACCAGGACGTCTTCGAGTTCGTAAAGGCGGTTCTGGATAACCTCGAGAATTCGATCTTCACCGTGCTAAAGAAGATGCTCGCGGACAGTTTGGCCTACGGTTGGTCCGCCGCAGAAATCGTCTGGCAGAGCACCAACGGAAGGCTCTGGATAGAAAAAATAGTTCCATACGAGCCCTCGGCCATGAAATTCGATCCGGAAGAAGAACCGCAGTTCATAAAGCTGACGACTTCAAAGGGGGAGTTCAAGATCCCCCTCTCCAAGATGTTTGTCATAAAAAACGGGGAGGGACTATATGGAGAGTCCATACTGAAAAGCTGCTATCGCGCCTGGGACTTTAAGAGGAAGCTCTTCAAGATCTGGGCTATCGGACTGGACAAGTACGCTCTTCCCATCGTACACGGAAAGACCACAAATATAAACATGCAGGACGATCGCGGCAACGCCACCACCTCTGTTGCCATGCTCAACAACCTATTGAAGAGCTTCCATTCGAAGACAGCGATAGCCACCGATAAAGAGACCGAGATAGTTCTTCTCCAGGCAAACGCGAAAGACCTATCGGAGCAGTTCAGACAGGCCATCGAGTACGCCAATATACTTATCTACCGTAACCTCGGACTACCCCAGCTCCTCCTCAACAACGAACACGGCGGCGCTTATGCCCTGGGCAAGGTCCACATAGACATGGTCCACTCTTCTTCACAGGCGCAGGCGGAGAACCTGGTCGATGCTTTTCTCGACCAGGTGGTGGCAAAACTGATCGATTACAACTTCCCGAACCCGGACGACTATGGAGAATTCGCCATCATCCATGAGCAATCGCTAGATGACAAGAAACTTCAGGCCGAATACCTCGAAATTCTTAGCAGGGCCGGGTTGCTGGACAACCTCTCGGATGCAGACAGAAGATGGGCCAGAACCGCGTTGGGAATGCCGCCCGAAGAAGAGTAATCATGAACGCCGCGACATTTCTCAAGATCCACAGAAAAGCCGAAAACAAGATCTTGAGAGCGTTCACCATCCCGTCGGGAAGGGAAGCATACGAAGGAAAGAGGCTCTCTATTGACTACACCGCGATCATGAACTCCCTGGAAGCTGTTTTCCTTCTTTCAAAGGCGTTGTCCATATACGACCTCAAGCGGAGAGAGCGGAAGAAAAGGACCAGGCAGTACAACGAAGACGACCTTCTCGGAGAGATCTTGAGAGCGATAGACTTCACGGAATACGAGAACATAGCGAAGCGGACAGTGAGGGAAATTAGAGAGGATCCCGACTCTTATCTGAAGCCTTCTCCTTTTGTCGATGAGTTTCTGAAGGAATACGTTTTCACACTCACAGAACCGTTTGAAAAGCATTCTAGAGATATCGAAGAGACGTTGAGGAGAGGAATGTTACAGGGCAAAGCGTACCTAGACATAGCCGAGGACCTCGAGAAAGTAATGGGTGGTTATTTTAACAGGGCAGATGTGATAGCGACGACAGAGAGTACCAGAGTCTTTGCGCTCGGAATCCTGGACGCCGGAATTGAATCCCCTGTAACCGACGGCTTTCAGCTTATAGCCGTAATGGACAATCGCACTACAGAGATCTGCTCTCAGAGAGACCGCATGGTGATCCCGAAAGACGATCCGGAACTCCTGGCCGAAAACACTCCGCCGCTCCATCCACGCTGCAGGAGTATGCTCGTTCCTCATACGATATACGATTCTAAAGGCAAGACGCTCTCGAGAGAGGAAATGGAAAGAATACACAGCCAGCACCCAGAAGCGGTACCCGTAAACAGGCGGGTAGACAGAGACGTGGTAAAAGCCCTAATTAGCAGTAGAAAGACGACCCCTACCTTCCTGGTCACGGAAGACATCAAGAGAATACTTGAAAACGTGAAGAAGCTTACTCCTGAAGAATATGCAAAACAGGTATTAGGGGTAGAATGTGATTACCGGGGTATAGCTGAAGAGCTGGCTGAGGAGATAAACACTACGCTCAAAGAGCTGAAAGAGAAGTATCCCAAGGTATGGGAGCAATTCGACGGGATCACGTCCACTAGAAATTCCAGGGAAGCCTGGACGAGGTTCTTTGAGAAAAGATACCCAAATGCTTCTCCCGAGCAAATAGAGGACGTTGTGACCAGGCAGATGAGAAAGATACCACCCAATGTCCTGGCTTACACCGCGCAGGGGTTTGACAAGATAGTAGTCAAGAACACTTTCTGGCAGAACGCGGACAAACTCCGGAAGACCATCGAGGGAGATTATAACGCAGGGTGGTCGGCGGTCCACGAAGCGGGAGGTATTATCTGCCACGAATTCGGCCACAGGATCGACTACTACCTCAGAGAGACCGGAAAGAGGACAGAGTTTACTTCATGGATCTCGAAAATGAGAAAAGAGAGGGGAATTACTCTCAACGACATATCGGGATATGCCAGAGACGGCGGCCTGGTGGAAGCGTTCGCGGAACTCTTCGCCGGCTATGTGACCGGCAGAAAGGAAGAAGTCTTTCTTCTGTTCGGCGAATGGCTAAAGGGGGTGCTGTAGTGCAGTTCAAGAAACCTGACTGGTGGGACGAATGGGTAGAGATAGACGAAGAGAAGGTCCTAAAGGGAGAAGACGGTTGGTCTCTCAGAGAAGGGGCGCCCATTGCCGTTAGAAGAGAATTCGAGAAGATCATAGAGATGATAAAGCTCGCGCGTGGAGACTAGGCGAAAGACAACTATTGCGAGGAGGCTTCGGCCTCCTTTTTTATTGGAGGTCGATTATGTATGTGATCACAGAAGGCGACCCTGAAGACTGTTATTTCAGAATAATCGAAAAGGACGACCTGCAAGACAGCGATACAATGATCTTTCCGTTTGGATTTCCCACGGTAAAGGGAGCCTTTGACTGGCTGCAAAGGAATTATTTGATTTGCTGAGGTGATTGATCGTGATAGACAAATATCTTGCAGAAATCGCAAAAACAGGCGGTTTCTGGTACCGGCTCCTTCCGTATATAGAGTTTCAGGACCCCAGATACGGGAAGGTCTCTCTGACAAAAGAGCTCGCTCAGAAAATCGAGGAGAACTTCAAGAACGGGGTCCCCTCGTATGAACTCTCGCTGGACATAGAACATGGAAAGGATGCAAATCATCCGGGCGCCTACGGAAAGATCACCAAGGTCGAGGCCAGAGACGACGGACTGTGGGTCTACTCCGAACCGGATGAAGAAGGCGTGGAACTCATCAAGAGAAAGAAGTTCAAATACATGAGCGCCACATACGCCGAGAAATACATGGACAAGAAAACGGGCAAAGACGCAGGGCCGGTCCTCAGAGGAGCGGCGCTGACCAACATGCCGGCCGTGCCGGATATGGAGCAAATAGTCTACTTTTCGGAATTCGAGAAAGAGGAGGAAATAGGAATGGAATTCAAAGATCTCTTTGAGAAAGCTCAAAAGGAACTTTCAGATCTTAGGGCGGAGAAGGACAAGAAAGAAAAGGAACTCTCCGAGACTCTCGCATCAGTGAACAAGGAGCTCTCCGAAGCCAGGACGAAACTCGAGGCTCTTGAGAAAGCGAATAAAGAAGCCGAGGAGAAACTCTTCTCTGAGAAAGTCAACAACTGGGCGAAGGGCTGGACCGACAAAGGGGTTAAGCCGGCCGTCCTCGATAAGATTAAGCCGCGGGTCAAGAAAGAAGAAGACATGAAGCTCTTCGACGACATCCTGGAGCCAACCGAGAAAGTGAAACTCGGTCAGTCGGGAAGGGGCGAGAGCGCTGGCGAGAATGAAACATACGTGAAGCTGGCGGGAGACATTGCCGGCAGAGTAAATCCAAAATGAGGAGTGAAGAACGATGCCAGTAGGAGTAAGTTACCAGGACAGCAATTTCAAAAAGGTAATATCCCTTGAACACCCGGATATCCGGAGGGGCCTCATAATGATCGGCGGGGTCGGGAAATCTACAACCGAGGCCGGCACCGTTTTCGGGAAAATCACCTCCGGAGAAGACGCGGGAAAGGTCAGACCGCTTGGATTAACCTACATCACCCAGGCAGAAGAGGAAGCCGCGAGCACCTTCAAAGTCGCCGACGCTTCTGTGTTGAAAGTGGGAGACTCCATAAAGATTGCCGACGGATCGGCGGTCACCGTAACCGCGGTCGACAAAGTAAACAACACCTTCTCGGTAGATACGGAAGATGCACAGACCGCCGATTTGAACGATGCGGTCACCCTGCAGGACGGATCGGACGCGGCATTCGGGGTTTCAGTAGAACCTCTCGAAGCGAGCGACACCGACCAGCCTGTCCCTCTCATCATCCACGGGGTCGTATACGAGAAGGCGATAACCAATGCCCTTCTCGCTACGCAACTCACCGCAGTCAAGGAGGACCTCTTCAATAGACTGTGGTTCATCGAATCTTACTGATCATAAGGAGTGAAGAAAATGCCTACCGTAGCAGACGTCTTTCATTACCGGACGTTGACTGAAGCTATAAAGCAGATCAAACCGTCTCCAAGGATGCTCATAGATCTGCTCTTGAAGAGTCCCAGGTCTAACCCGGCAAAGTATTTCGCAACGAAATCCATCGAGTTCGATATCAAGAGGACCGGTCCCATTCTCCCGAGGTTTGTTAAAAGGAGAAGTCCGGCCCCGGCAAGAGACCTCAAGAACTACACCCACGTCAATCTAGAACCGCCGACGATAAAGTTTTACGACGATATCACCTACGACGAGATCTGGACTATGAGAGACGCGGGAGAACCACTGACGCAGGTCCAGATGGATCATCTGAACAACTGGATCGCCGATACACAGAGGGACCAGAAGGAGTCCATAACCGCCGCCTGGGAATGGATGCTCGCGCAGATCCTTCTCACAGGTAAGGTTAGCTACTCCGGGAACGATGAGAAATTCGACTTCGACTTCCGGATGGATAGCACCTACATGAGCGAGTCGACAGATTGGTCCGATCCTACCTCCAAAGCACCTCTCACGGACCTCAGGGAGTACAGGATAGCGCTCTCCAAGGAGACTGGAGTCATGCCCACTCTGGCTTTCGTAACTCCGAGCGTCGCGAAAGTGCTGATCGAGAACACCGCTCTCGAGAAGCTCATGGACAACAGGAGAATCGAGATAGGGAACATGAAATACGACTTCCCATTCATAGGAAATCTCCAGGGACTCAATATTTACGAGTTCAACGAGACGATCGTGAACGAGGCCGGCGACGAAGTCACTCTCCAGGGCGACGACGATCTTTGCATCGTTACCACGCCGGAAATGTTCAAGCCCTTCTACGCCGCTTCTTTCAATGAACAGGGGCCGGTGCTCGGAGAAGTCTACTCTTACTCGGAGGATATAAAGAACCCTGGCGGAAAGAGAGTCTACGCGGAGAGTCACGGTCTCCCGATAATCCTTCATTCAAAGGGGATTATAAAGTCGACGATCACAGTCGAATGAGGGCTGATGCCCTATGATTGATATCGATGAATTCGTCTTGGCCTTTCCCGAGAGTATCAGGGGAAAGATCGTCGATGATGTCTTGGAAGCGGTCGAGGGTTTCCTCTCTGAAGGGGAGACCCTGGCTTCTTCAGTAGAGACATCTACAAAGATCAGAGAGAAACTCGCAATTCTCTACGCCAAGTCTCAGACCTACGAAAAACTCTCAATGCTGGAACTGGCTCAAAACACTTTCGCGCAGTACTCACAACTCGTAGCTCAGGTACAGGCCGAACGGAGGTTGAATACTCAGGTCCCTCAAGTCCAACCAGGTCCGGCTTTTGCTATGGAGTCAAACGAGCAAGTGTTCACAAGCGAAGAGTTGGAAAAGTGGTGATCGAATGCAGATAGAAGTCAGGACAGAAGAACTCGACAGACTGGCTGAAAAGATGAAGAAGAAACTAGGAGATCTCACGCCCGTTATGAGAGACAGCGCGAACGTTATGCATTCTTCCGTTCAGAGAAACTTCGACGAAGGCGGCAGACCGGATAAATGGCCCGACCTCACGGAGAGCACGAAGAAGTACAAGACAAAACACAAGGGAACGCCTTATCCGATGCTCGTCTTCTCTGTGAATGTCCCTTCATCTAGGGGCGGGAGAGGCTACCGGACCAAGAAGCTGAGACAGAGCATACATCCCCAGTGGGGAAAGGACTACGCGAAAGTAGCGACAAACGTTGACTACGCAGTCTATCACCAGGAGGGCTACGGTGTCCCAAAGAGGGCTTTTATGGTCTGGCAAACGCAGGATATCAGGAATATCGAAGATCTCTTCGGGAGGTATCTAAAATGACTGAAGAGCAGCTTATTCACGTTAGAGAGACGATCATAGAATCGCTGGAGCATTTTCTCATAGACAACGGCTTGAAAGAGGTGCTACAGGTCCCGCACATTGAGTACATCAGGCATTCGCCGAAGCTCGATGTATGGGACCGCTTTCCCGCGGTTGTAATATCTCCTTCGAGTTCTCAGCCTCTGGAAGCTATCGGTGTGAGAGACCTCCGAGATTTCCTTGTCGAAGTCACCGCGCTCTTCAAATCCGAGTGGTTCGACTGGGAGATTCAAAGGCAGCAGCTGAGGTTCTCGGGCTTCATGCACGCGAAATGCGCTTCTATGAGGTTCCCGGTGATCGATGGCCAGGCTACAAGATATTACCTCTGCACTTTCGAAGACGAGAGTTACCTAGATTATTCTGAACTCCCCGATTTCCAAGTCAAGGCAGTCGGGGTCAGATTGAGGTTCAGAATTCAGTAAAGGAGTGAAGGACAATGGCTCTTTCTGGAGCTGATGTATATGCAAGGATCATTAAAGGTGAAACTACCTATGACTGCGGTCTAGTTTCCGACGCTAAACCCGCCATCAAGACCAGCACACTTCAGAGGATCGGCATAGGCAACATGAAGAAGTCCAGAATAAATGCTCATGATTATGAGTGCAGCTGGTCTGCGGACGTGTCGGATGGAATATTGCTCGCCGCTCTTTTGAACAAAGACAACGTGTTCGATGTACAGCTTCACGATATCGCTCTTACAGACGCTGTAGTAAAGTCCCTAAGGCTGGCTTTTGATGAAAGGAACCCTCTCACATACTCGATTGACTTTGTAGGCAAAGACATAGAGGAAATCACCGCGCTCGCAGCCGTAGATTATGTCAAGGGTTTCTTCGTAATGTCGGATGCGACAATCACTTTCTCAGGTTCTGCGAACACGGTCACAAAGGTCGATATTAACGCTCAAAGAGAGGTCGAAATAATTAGAGGTGCATCACTTGACCCTCAGGACTTCTCAAAAGGGCCCTTTGTCTTTGAGGGGACTGTAACGGTATCTCCTTCCTCGTCGTTTTCCGATGTCTTGAAAGGAAAGTGGTTGCCAACCGATACTCCGTTCACATTCTCCGCTGCGTTCTCAGCTCAGTTCTACGACGAGAGTGGCGATCCATTGGCTTCACAAACAACTATCACGATCGCTTGCAGCGGAATGGTGGCCAGCGAAACGTCCGTAAGTCTTGGAGCGACAGGACCGGTAGAGATCCCCATAAAGATGAGTATCGAGAATGTGATTCTTTCCTGATGGAGGTAAGCGATGAAGCACGAAATAATAACACCCTTCTATCGTAAGACGGTAAGGATCAACGAGTACAACGTCACTTTCAAACCTCTCCCGGGATCCAAGATTTTCCTTCTGAGTCCTGCTCTGAAGATAGCTCCTAAGCTTGAAAAAGGAGGCATCGATCTCACTACGGAAGAGCTTGATGCTGTGCTTTCCCTCGCGGAGGCTGTTATCGATTCGTGGGACTTCGGACCGGAAAAAGGAGAAGTGCTTAAAGTCACGAAAGAGAACATTGGTCTATTCCAGTTCACGGATCTCATGAAAATCCTGACAAATTCAATAATGATGGCCTTTCCAAAGGGTGAACTGGAAGATTTTCCCGAAGGCTCCGAAAAGGAGCAGAAGACGATTACGAAATCCTGATCTGGAAGATCTTAGCGCAGTCTACATGGTTGATAGGGAGTCTTCCCTGGGGATGGGAGACTCCCTTAATCACTATCATAAAGCTATTCCAGGCACAAGGAGAGACCCTATATGGCGGCAAAAACTGAAGTCTCTATAGTCTTGAAAGCTGTCAACTACGCTTCAAGCGAACTTGAAAAAGTGAAAGAGCAGACAAGAGGACTGAGAGAAGTCGGCTCACAGCTGCAGCAGACCGGTCTTACGATGATGGGCTGGGGCGCTGCAATAGCCGCTCCCTTCGGTCTCGCACTGAAGCAGTTCATGGGTTTTGAGGAAGAGATGCGAAACGTCAACGCCGTTATGCAAGGAACGGAAGAGGACTTTCAGGCGTTGTCGAAAACGGTGAACGATGTCGCTATGAACTCTTCTTTCATGACCAGCGAGATCGCGTCGGCCGCATACGCCCTCGCTTCGGCGGGGAAGAAGAGAGTCGAGATAGAAGCGATGATAGGGCCAGTCTCAAACCTGGCGGAAGCTATGCACTCTGAATTGAGGCCTACCGCCGAGCTTGTTACTGATACGCTTGACCAGTTCGGCCTGTCGGCGAAAGAAGCAGGCAGAGTCGTCGATATCTTCGCTACTTCGGTAGGTAGTTCTCCTGAAACCCTGGAGAGACTCTCTTACGGAATGAGATACGCAGGTTCTACGGCCGCGGGGTTCGGGTATTCTCTCGAGGAGACGGTAGCCGCTCTAATGGCCTTCGAAACAGCGGGCATTCACGGAGAGCAGGCTGGAACCACTCTAAGGAACGCTCTTGCCAGGCTTGCCGCTCCTACAAAGGACGTCGTCGACGCGTTGAAAATGTACGGCCTCACGATTGAAGATGTGAATCCCGCGCAACACTCTTTCGTTGAGATCCTCGAGGCCATGCGAAGAGCCGGGGTCGACACCACCGGGACATATGAGATCTTCGGCACGGAGATCGGAGGCAGGATGGCCGCCGCTGTCTCCACAGGCGTAGAGAAGATCAAGGATTTCACCGCGACTTTAGAAAATTCCGCTGGAGCGGCAGAACGAATGAAAGAAGAACAGTTAAGCTCTCTGGCAGGACAGTTTAAGCTCTTGAAGTCGTCTCTCGAGTCTTTAGAGAATTCCTTCGCGGCACTTTTCAAAGACGAAGTGTCAAAAGCGATCAA